GACACATATCTGGTCTAACGATCAATTCAATACTGAATTAATCATTATAAATAATACATTTATTTTGAATATAATATTTATTTTTCACAAATCAAACCTTATTTAAAAAATTGTTTCGGATTATTTACGGATTCTCCTTGTTTAACGCATTCGGCTAACCATTCTTCTGGAATAGTTTTTTTGCTAACGTGTGTTATTCCTAGTTTATTTGCATATGCTTCATATGTAGTTTTACTAGCTTTTGAAATTCTTTGATTTGGATTTTGAAATACCATTCTAATATCAACGCCTGGATTACTTTGTAATACATGTTTCATTTTTTTACGGTCTGTTGCGGTCCAACGACCTTTTGTTTCTATATACATCATAGATCCATTACGTTTAGTAAACACAAAGTCTGGTGTATATTTTGCATCGCGTTGAGGAACAGTGTATTTAATTACGTCAGTCTCATAACGAAGTTCAAAAGATGTTTCTTTGATTTGTTCGGCTACTAAAAGTTCTAATCCAGAACGGTAACCGTATTTATAAGCTGCTTGGCGTTGTTTGCTACCAGCTGTGTGCCAATAATTTTTTTTCATATATAACTTTTTTAATCAATAACATGGCATTATGGACCCAATCCGAATCAAAACCCGTATTTAGTACTTTTGAAGAGCTTTAAGCCTTTTTCTACGTTCCATTTCCTCCGGACAATAGCTATTTTTAAACAATACACTCCCATTTCCAGAATTCCATTTATAACCAAAACAAGAATTATCCGATGTAAATCGAGCTCCGTCTTTATTATAAATATTTTGCAAATAAGATAAAGCTGCAAATCCTTTTGGGCTCCCAAACCAATCAAACCCTGGGATACCATTACTTTTAAAATTATGAGAAAGATTATTGAATTGAGTATTTATTGACTTTACGTTCATTTTATTATATGGATGTCCATGGGCAAAACCTATTTTATTTATCTCATCTAAAAAGTAAAAAATTTGTTGTAGAGTCATCTTGGCTGGGTTTATTGTTTGGGGGGTGTTTATAATACCTTGTAAAACATTATGTCCAACATTCATTTTGTCTGCTTTAATATCCTTATGCAATATTACTTGGGCTATAATATGAATATGTTTCATTTGGTTAGAAGCTGGAGCTATTTTATTAGATTCATTCATCCAAACCCCTTTTTTAATATTTGCATATGCTGCTTTACCTGCATGCAGGTTTTTCTTGTTATCAAGTATATTCCAACCGTATTGTCCTTTATGGTTGTTTAGATCTTTCATTCTCTTAAGTTGTACTACAATATGTTTCCATAAATAATCTATACTCTGTTTAACATCGTATTTGTCTTCTGTCTCCCCCGGGATAGCAACAATTGTTGTATATAATCCGGAGTTGCAGTTAAATTTGCCTTGGGATTTGTGATTATGGTCAAATAATTCATGATCTTTTATAAATCCTACTATTGTATACTTTTTTTCCTCAACAGCGCTTTTGAAATACCAGCCATCGGGGATAGTAATAACCGTACCGTTTTTAATATTATAACTTTGAAAGTTTTTTTTGGATGAACTACATATCTTACTGTCATTTTTATTAAAATCAATAACATACATATTTCTACCGGCTGTTTTTAATGATATAATCATTATTTGAAAATACTCCAATCCATCTTCTGAATCTAAATAGCCATTGGAATAAGGTATCCTTTGTTCTTTAAGAAGTTTAATTTCTTCTCTAATTATATGTCTTAATTTCTTATTCATTTTATATAAATATAGTTACCAATCAATCATTACTAAATTATTATTCCATATCATTACATTATCTGATTTAAAGTCTAAATCTAAATCTAAATCTTGTAATCCAATTCGTTGTATATCTTGTTGTAAAGCTCTTAAAAAATTAATTAATATCTCATTAATATTTCTAGCACCATCTGCGTCTAAATAATCAAATATTGATACTTCGCCACCTTGATTTATAGCAAACTCTTTGTATTTATTTAAAAATTTATTAATATCACTTTTCAATCCCATAGGTAATGGATCTGCTTTTGACATTATATACATATTTTTACCATCAACATAATGTACTGGTATAAATGTTGTAAATTGAGTATATCTACCAACAATTGTATCTGCAACTTTATATTCTTCTGATTCTGTAGTTATTTTAAAAAGTTTATCTTCTCCATTAATACTATATATACGACCATTATCGCCTTTATCAAAAAACCGGAATTCTTTGTTTTTTATTTTACCTGTTAATCGTTTAGATTCGTTCTCAGATATTTCTAGTAATATTTGTTTAAGTCGCATCATTTAATCTTACTTTATTATCTAAATCTAATTGTACAACAAAATTCATATCAACATCTGGTCTTTTTCTTATAGGCTGAGCTGTTTTTGCTATAGCTAACAATCTTCCGGCGTCGTCATATAATCCTATAGTAGTTATATATGGTAAAAAATCACTCGATGTTGCAAATGTTTTAAATGATTCATTATCGTCTTTAGTTAATGTTAAATTTGAAGACACATTAAAATCACCTTTATCTATTCTAGTTAATACATTTAATTCATGTATAGTTTTAGTACTTCTATAACTCGCAGTATATGGCGTATTAATTAAATCATCAAATAAATAATTAGGAGTAGATACTACTGCAATTGCTTGTTTATTAAAAATATTTCCAATATGATTCGTTTGTAAAAATGATCCTGTTTCATGACGATCTCCTAAATACCCTACTTCTGTTGATGATAATGATTTATTAAAAATACGTATTTCGTCTAATTTACCTTCTAAATAATTAGAATTAGTAAATCCTCCGATATATAATGGATAATCATTATCAATCCTAGCAGATTGGGTAAATGGTGATGTTGTATCTTGTAATGCTGCACTAGAAGCCGAAACTTCTTTTGTTCCATTAATATACATTTCAAGATAACTTCCGGATTTTTGACAAACAACATGAGTCCAATCAGAAATACTCGATGTTGATATAATTTGTGTTTTTAAATTAGTACTTCCCCCTGCAGAAAACATTATTTGATTACTACCAGATAATTCTAATTTAAATGGATATTTAAAATCAACAGATCCGCTAGCTTTAGCTATTATTAAATCATTTGAAGTATCATTATTCGAAGCAGTAATAAATAATGATATTGAATAATCATTATATCTATCATATAACCCATCTAATGACGTTCTTATATAACCATTATTAAATTCTGCACATTTTCCTATACTCTTTGTATCTCCACTAGTAGTTGGAATTCCGTTTTTATATGTAACATTATTCGATATATATGATATTCTAGAAGTATCAAAATATTCATTAAAACCTTCATAATATTTAACGTCTGATATTATTAAATTAGTGTCAAAATCTGAATCAATTAAGTTTCCGAATTTATCACTTTCAATTTTTAATGTTTTATTTAATCCACCACCACCATAAATACCAGTTCCATATAATATTGATCCATATCCGACACCGCTACCTATAGATGATGTAATACTAAAAGATGTTGGTTTTATACCTTCTCCTACTTTTATTTGTGGAATAGAAAAAATAGACGCACTTTCATATAAAAATTTACTAGTACGATTTAAATTAGTAGGTCCAAATGTATTATTTGGTTCTGTTTTTCTTTTATAGAATAAATGATTAATTGAAAAATATGTTACTGACTGTAAACTTCCGTCTATATTTTTTACATCATTAAATGTTAATTCACTACCAATTGCAGGTAATACAGATTGATTAGTATATAACCCGGTTAATGGTAATAAACTCGAAGTAAAACTACCAGATATTACAGTAAATTTTTTAAATGCTTTAAATGGGTGTATTTTTATATCTGCTAAGTCTATTTTTTTAAACGCAGATATATTAGTCCCATGATCTATATTACCGATATTTTTTATTCTAGATTCTGGCATAATAATAATAGAAACTTATATGTATCTATTATAAATATTAGTTAAACTAAATACGCTAATAATCTAATTTAACACGTATTAACGCTTCTCTAGTAAATGATTTTAATAATGGTTTACTTAATTTTGCAACAGCTAATAATTCACGTCTATTATTATATAATCCAACAGTTGTAATATATACCTTAGGATCTCTTACAAAAGAAGGTTGTAAAAATTCGCCATCACTACCAGTAATAAACGAAGGATTATTAGTAAAATTAAATTCAGCATTTTTAATTCTAACGAAAAAGTGTTGACTCGTTACTTCTTCTTTGTTTCTTGCAAGAAACCCATATGGGTCAGCAGTTGCAGGATTTGTAAATAATGAAGAACCTGAAATAGAGTGGAATAATCTAAAATGATTATTACCTTCTGAACTAGATCCGCTATTAGTTTGAAAATTTAAATTTGCGTCTAATTTTTTACCATCTAATATTAATACTCCATGACTAGGATATGCTAAACCATAATAAACTGGTGAAGCTGAATTATAAACTCCGGAGTTTATACTACCAGATACTATATTATATCGATCTCCAGAATCTCCAACTGTTGCAGATACTGCAGATGAGTCATCAATTAAAGAAATAATTACAGAACTACTAGGAGCCACATTACTACCAGTTGCATTTGTATCTAATGATGCTGACATAAATTGTAAAGGTAATTCAAAATTACCAGCGTCTAAACGTTCTTTTAAACGATTTCTTTTAAAATTAATAACATATATATGATCTGTATCGCCATCACCTGTAGTAAATCTGGTATCCCCTGGATTAAGTAATAATTGTCTATATTGTGAATATATAGCTTTTGAAGGCGAATCATTTAATTGACCTGCGGAGTCAGATCCACTTCCTAATGCATGACCATATGCTAAAGAAAATTGACATGCACTTCCATCAGCTGATGGAACCGATTGATGAATATCTACATAATATCTTCGTTGACTCGTTGTTTGTGCTGAACCAGTCCAATATGTAATTAAACTTGCAAGACCATCACTCCATAAACCTGCTGTTACCGTTTCTTTTTGTTTATCAACAATATCTCCTGGACCGAATGGCATATGAGTCTGGCCATTTGTCGCAAATTGTAATCCGGCTAATTGTTCTTGTACTAATTCTTGTGCTAACGCTTGTGCTGCTTGTTGAATTTGTTGATTAATATCAGTTTGATCATTACCCCCATTTTCTTTTGGGATTTTTGATAATCCATCAGGCACCCCCTCCATGGATGGAAATACTCCATGTCTAGGTAATTGTTTTAATTTTTGTATCATTTTAATATTCATTTTTTAAACCTTAATATTTAACGAATCTGAGAAGTATTAATTGCAGTTATTTTTTTCACTGTTACTTGTATAGTCGTAGACCCACCCGTTTCATTTCCTACTATAGTAATAGTTGCAGTTTGATCTGTTAAATGTCTTTTTGCTACAATCTCAAAAGTAAATCCTGCTACTGCTACACTTTGAGCATCTTCATTATCACCTATAAATCTAGGCAATGAAGGAAGTGATGTTGTAGTTTGTAATTGTTGTACTGGTTGTATACCAACAACGGTTGAGTCAGATAAAATAGCAGTATACCCTAATGTTGCATTTGCATTTGCAATATTGGTATTTGGAGTAATAATAGATCTATTTCCAGTTTGTAATGTTATACTACTATTACCTACTCGAACAACAGGAATATTAGTTGTACTTTTTGGTAATGTTAATAATTTATATCTAAGAGCTTGAGTTTCATCTGGTATTGCTTCAGTTACTGGCATATTTTCTATAATAGTACCATAATAATTTGTACCTAATGGATGATCTGGATTCCATAAGCTGTAATCAACTTCGTCATCACCTAATGCAAATTGTGTTATTTTAAATGAATCCCCACCTAAAGCTAATAACTCCCGGCCTTTTTTTGTTAATATAGCATCGACTGTCACCGAGCTATTATTTAAATATCCCATAATATATTCCTATTTATAATAAATATGTTTCATTAATATTTTTTATCTTATTATAAAACTTCCTTGTTCTCCTACATTTTGATATATCAATTGATTAGGATTAGCAATAGAAAATTCTACTACAGGTCCGCCATCAATAGTATCAACTGAATTTATATTAAAATCAGGAGAAGTCATTTTACTTCCTTCAAATTTTTGATTTGCTATACCTGCAGGTAAAAAATCTTGGACGTCTGCAGTTACTAAACTAGTTGTATTATTTATAATAACTTTTTTACTTTTAAATTCTGATAAAACACTTCCAGAAAAATTTGGTAGTATAGCTTCACTCATCCAAAATGGCGTAGACCCAGTTATATATACGCTAGCGGATAAAATTCTATACTCTCGAATATATATAGTTCCTCCATATCTTTCTTCTTGTGATTTAGTTACATATCCTTGCCATTGATCATCATCAATACCAGACAATGTAACAATATTACCATCAATTGATCCAGTATAATATAAAAAGTTACCTGAAGCACTAGGTGGCACATTTGAAATATTACCATTATGAGTATCATTAAACTTAACTATAGTTGGTAATATTGTATCTTTATTACGTTCTAATATATTTGGTTGTATTAATAATCCAGTAAATTGATCTGCTCTTGCTGGTAATAATTGTTCTAATTGTTTAAAAAATGATAAATCAAATAATGTAAATATTTTAATATATGCATTTATATCATTTTTATCTACATATTTTTTCCAATAATCTTGCGCAGCATTTATCAAATTCGGATATGATTTATCTTCAACATCTCCCGGATCTCCAATATATTGATCTAATTCAGTAAATCCTAATTGAGCTATAATATCTTCATTAATCATAGTTTGTGGAGAAAAATATACTCCTAATTTACTACTATCTAATGGAGATTTATCATATTGGCTACTTTCTGCTCTCGTTTTTATATCTAAATTTCCAATTAATTCATTATCTTCTAAACGAATTTTATTATCATCAAAAGTACCAGCTGCTAATGATATACCATCAAAATAATATGTTTCTTCTATAGAATCATATGGAGTAGCATTGGTCCATGACGCAAAAGATGATGATATAGTTGATGTTTTCGGCTGAACCCCAGATAAACTTGATGTTACTGTATGATTAATTTTTTGCGTTAATGGTAATCTATATATTAATTCATCATATGAATCTATATTTCCATCATATGCTGCCGGAGCTTTTGTATGATTTTCAAAAGCAGATGTACCTAAACTACTAGACCATATTCTTAATTCTTGTAATTGTCCTTGTAATCTAGAACCCCCACTAGTACCTCCCAATGTTATTGATCCTTCGAATGGAAATGAAGCTACAGCTGATGATGTAACTGTAGCAACAATTTTACCATATTTAGATTTTTTTGTAATCAATTGCAAATTAGAACCATCAGTTTTTACTAATGTAGATAAATAATTACCATCAAATAATTCAATATCTGCAGAACTAGTACCATTAATCTGTACAGTACCTAATGTTCCTCTAGTAAAATCCAATGTTACATTATTACTTCCTATAGAAAATAAATTCATAGTGCTAGGTAATTGTGGATTAGTAACAACATTATCAGTTCTAAATCTTAGTTCTATAGAATTAATTGATTCTGAATAATTTGTTGTAACAGTACCTGCGGTATTATTAATTAAATCTAAAGCGTAATCGAAATTTAATTTTTTATATACCGGTGCTCTTTTTACCCTAGGACCGCCATATTCTTTAATAGTTATCATGGATTGCGGAATACCATAACATGATAATAATGCTTGTACACTCCGTTTAGTACCTTTAGACTTTAATAATAATGGTATATTATTTATAATTCTACGCCAAATATTATATGTTATATCTTGACCAGAAACTGCAGGGTCTCCTATACTAGTTGATCCGGTTACTGGGATACCACTTTCATTTGTTCCTAATAAATATTGCCATAAATCTTGGTCCTGCCGGCCATCTGTTAAATTCCAACCGAATTGTTTTGCTACAGAATATAGTAATTCATTTGGCATTCCTAATTTAGGATTTTCTTCTCTCTTATTTATTTTAGTCATATGATTAATATACGTATACATTATATCATAATGATGTCCTAACATATTAACAAAAGTATCTAACGGAGCATTTTCTTCATTTATACGAATATATTCAGGTATAGCATATTGTAATGCATTAGTATTTAAGGTATCATATAAAGATGCAGAATCATACATACCAGTATACCAATCATTAAATTGACTACTAGTAATTGGATGTATTTCATATGGCCATGTTGAGTTAGATTTTGGTACTGGAGATATATAACTACCACTTACTTGCTCTACTGTCGGAAACTCTAATGGTATTTCATATGTTGTTAATTTTGAAGAAGATTGATAATATAAATAATTTTCAAAATCATCAAACCCACTAATAAGATTTGTTTTTAAATTTGAAAAATCAGAAGCATTAGTTGTAGCAACACTACCAGACAACCCACTTACATGTACACTTTGTGACGCATAATATTCTATTAAATTTAACTTGTATTTAAAATTTTCTAATCTTTCTGTTGCTGAGCTATAAAATATAAAATTATTAAAATCACTATAATCAATATTTAACTTCATTCCAGATAAACTACCGGAAAAGAATTTATCAACGATTTGTTGAGATGTTTGTACAGAAGAACCTAATAAATCTGTCCAATTTTTAAAATCTGTTTCTGTTGATGTATTATATGAATAATTAGCTTGCCAATTTGGACCTGATAATTGGTTAGAAATAACAGGCTGCGTTTTAGGTTGAACTAATATTGTATCTAAATATGTTGGTTTTTGTTCTTCAACTACCCAACATTTAAAATTAACATCTATAGATATATCTAAAGGTTCATATAATTTTACATATAAATAATCATCTACTACAACGCTATTAACAAATAATACGCAGTTATTATTGCTAAAATTTAATAATCGCGATTTGAAAAACTTTTTAGATGTCTGGAATCCTTTGTTTATATAGTTAGTAATTTGTACTAAAAATTCTGGGTCTGTAGAATCAATTGCTCGTAATTTTATTTCCTTACGATCTGGTGATATTTCTTCTATACGTAAATGTTGTCTTTCATAACTCCCAATTAAATTTTCAAAAAAGTTAATAGCAATATTAAATTTACCACCATTAATATTTAATTTATTTATTTCTGCTGACAGATCTATTAAAACCTGTCCGCCAGGAAAATCTATAACATTACCAGTTTCTGTATGAGTATATTCATTAAATGTATCAAGTATATTAACTAGATGATTTCCAGACAACCACGTTTCGTCAGAATATAAATGTAACTCAACTTTAGAATTTTGTTGTTTATTTAAAATTTTACTATTATAATATATTGACTTTTCTACATCTAAAGCAAAAAATTTACTTTTTGTTACATCTATTCTTTCTCCAGAATTCGCTTTATTAGAATTATTAAAAGTTTCGATATTTTTATATTGATGTAAACTCATTATATTTCTCTATTCCATTCATCAACATTTTTAGAAGCATCAGTTATAGACCAATAAGTTTGATCTGCATTTATTGTACTATATTTATCAGTATCATTATTCCCAGCTTCAGCTGTTATACCAAATTTATCTCCAACATCAAATTCAGAATTTGCAATAACTACATCTTTATAAGCATTTTGTACTTGATATCGGAAAATTTTCCCTCCTCCCGCATGCGGGATTTCAAAATCAAAATATGGTATATAATCTCGTTTTAAATATTTATTTGGACCTGATCTTGCAATATAAAAATGGGTTGTATTAACATCTTCAGCTGCTTCTGCTAGCCATTCTTTGTATTCAACAGATTCTGTTGGTCCTGGAGGAGGAATACTATCATATCTAAAATTAATTTTAACCCGGAATCTTAAATCTACTCCAGATTCTTTAATTTCTTTAGTTATATAATATTGATTTGGTCGTTTTTGAAGTTGTCCTTCTTCTAATTCATCTATTAATATTCCAGATTTAGCTCCAGAAAGAATTTTTCTATTGTCTGATGGTTTATATCTAGCAAATATAGGATCTTGTACAAAATCTAAATCTAAATCTAAATCTAAATTTTCAACTGTAGTTATAGCTGGAAAGTTAAAATAATTAAATCTCGTTTCTACTATACGTAACACAGATTTCATTGTTATATTTGTATTAGTAGGTTCAATTACTAACATAGATGAATCATCAATATCAATTATAACATCACCATTATCTGTACGGTTAACTACCCCGGGTAAATTTGATTTGTAATTTAATCCGTTTAATTTATATTTCTGATATTCTATTTCGTTTATATAATTTATATCTGCTTTAGGTAACTCATTTTCAATTATTTGTTGTACGGCGTGTTGAACCACGCCCTTTACAGCTTGTTTTCCTAACTCAACTTTAAAATCTTTTTTTAATTTTGCCATTATCTAACTACTTTAAAATAAATCTGATCATCAATATATTCTTCTGTGATTCCATCTTTTATTTTAAATTGTAAATGATAATACCGTTCCGGCATAAAATTATTCATATCAACAACTATAAAATTACTAGTAGAATCACAACTTACTTTATTATAAATATTATCAAATTGAATTATGTATTCATTTGTAGAAGCGTCCTTGATAGCATAATATGTTGTTTCGGGTAACCGTTTAACGGTTTGTATTGGAAATAAATTAGTTGCAGATTTGGATGGGAATTTATCTCTACTAAAAATTCTCATTTTTGTAACTTCTACATCTTTATATTCTGGTTTTATTTTAGTGTATATATCATATGAATTTGAATCTACTAAATCTAAACTAGAAGAATAAGACGAATCATCAAATAACATTAATAATCTAGGAACATAAATAGTATGGGTTTCTCTACTAAAAAATCTAATATCTGCTTGATTATTAGAAGCTTCATCGGAATCAGATAATTTTAATAAAAATCCATTATTATCTACTGTGTTTCCTGCTGTACCATTTATCCATAAATTAATAGCATTTGTAACATCCATGTATATATCAGTAGGCCTATAAGAAAAAGATTCATTTTCATCTAACCCAGGTTGATGGAAAAATGATTGATTAAATATAGTAGAATTAAATATTCCACTACCACTTTGATATAACCAACTACCACCATTACCAGACCCAGTAACGTATAATGACGAACTATTAATTTGGATATCTTGACTACCAGATATCCAATTTGCACCATCTTGATTATCTAATGACCACGAGACTGCTGCACTAATCCAACTACTACCATTTGTAATTATTGGATACGAACTTTCAAACCCAGTGCCATTTTGGAAAGGTTGTCCTGCAATAGTAGCATTAATAGTATATTCTGATGGAAGGTTTTTTGCATGACTTGTAAATAACTGTAATACAAATTTACATTTATCTAAACTAATAGAATATTTAGTTAACGCTGTTTGAATTTCTGACATATTAAATTTAATTAAAGATCTAGATTTTACTAAATCTCCGCCAGAATTAGCCAACCGTTGTCCAACTTCTAATATCTCATCTAATCCAGTATTAGCAGTATTTTTATGTTCATATAACGTAGCATCACTTTCTGCATAAAATATTCTAAACATATTTAACCTTTATTATCCTAATGTTACTTTGTACCATGCACTAGCACTTCCGAAATATAAATCTCCAGAAGATGAAACAGCCATAGCACCATTTATTGCCGTACCTAAACTTCCTGTTTGGAATGATAATGTATTTGAAATATATGACGCAGTTATTGCAGTAGTAGCAAATGAAGCAGATGTTGATGTAGTAGCAGATACTACAGTTCCACTAACAGATGATCCGGAGACATATGACGCAGTAGATGCCATAGTTGCAAAAGAAGAAGTACCAGTTAAATTGCCAGTAACATTACCTATTATATTACCTGTAAAACTCCCGGTAATATAAGAAGCTGAAATTGTTGAACTTACATTTAAAGATCCACTTATACTTAATCCATGATTTGTTGTCGATCCAGAAATAACTACTGTATCTGCAGTTGCACCAGTTAAAACATCATATACGTCAGAAACAAAACTTGCTGATATCAATCCTCCTGAAGTTATTTGAGCACGATTTGTTGATAATACGCCCATAATTTTCCTTTTTTTCTATAAATATAATCTTAATAAGATACTACACGTCCTTTTATATCAGAATTTGGAAATTTTATTTCAAATATACTAGGATCTAATGATGGATATATAATTCCATTTTTAGTAGCCGTATCAAAATCATATTGATTCCCGGAATATCCTAAGCTACTTTTATATAAATTAGTTAAAGTAATACTAATAACAGTTTGTACTCCTTTAACATTTCCTATAATATTAGTTACTTCTGATCTTATAATTGGTTGATTTATTTGCCATCTATCAATATTATAATGAGTTTTTAAAGCATCTATACATTTTAATAATACTTCATTACTATTATAATTACTTAATACTGAGATTTCAAAATCAATTCCAAAATTAATAATAAATGCATTTTTTATATTAACTGCATCTGTTAAAATACGATAATAATCTAAATATGATTTTAAATTTTCTTTTACAGCATTATTTAAATTAGTTAATTGTTTTGCAGAATTATATCCTAAAACATATAAATTCATTGCTAATGGATTTGGAATTCGGGATTCAATTAAATCTTGTTGTTGGATCTGGTCATCCGGTACTATATATGCTTTTGCAATACTTCCAAATCTAGATGGCAAGGAATATGATCTTATAATATAATCTTCTCTAGTTACTAAACGATTTTGTGTAGCATAATTAGCTAAGGTGTTATTTTTAATATCTTGTAAGGTATCTTCGCTTTTTGCTCCAGCTGCCGGAAATGGATTTGATACTGATATAGAATTTTTTGCAAAATCTACAATTGAAGTATTTGTTACAGCATTAATATCATCATTAAATTCAATAAATTCTATATCAGTCAATGTATCTGATTCCACGTTATCAGATACGCCATTTCCTATAGTATATGTAACTGTTAATGTAGTATCAGATGGCGCTTGGCCATATGCTCTTGTAAATAAAAAATTAGATGGATCTATATCTACATCTATTCCGCGTCTAAACCCAGCCAAACCATTTCCTACATTATCTGGGTTCGGAATAACTTCTTCGTCATTATTAGCCGACACTCCAGCTCCAAATTGTAGTTCTAATTTATTATCACTTCTAACTCTAGTTATAAATCTTTTAGATGTCTTTTTTAATTTTAATAAACACGGAGATTCTGATCTATATGCAGATAACTCTAAATCATTTTCTGCTAAATTTGGAACTTCTTCAAATACAGTATCTTGTGCTAAATATGGTACTTGTGTCCACGCATCGTCATCTGATTCTTTAACTGAAATTATATCAATAATATTAGTATCATTTAAAACTACTTTATCATATGCAATAGGATCTGTAAATGTAAATTTAGCTTTTTTTACTGTTCCCGATACGGCTTTAACTTGTTTTTTTAATAAATAATAAACCGGAAGATTAGTCGCATCATCAGATTCATATATAGTTACATCTGTAGGATCAAATGAAGATGAAAACTTAAAGTCTATAGAATCTAATGTTCTAAAAACTGCTTTTCCGTTTGTTTGTTTTACTCTAAATCCAGATTTAATAGATAATGCATAATCATAATCAGGAGCTACATCATCGCCTGTGCCTATTGCTGGTACTAATTGATATACGTCTAATGTAACATGTGCTGCTACTGAATTATTTGGTTTATACCCTAATGTATTTGCTAAATCAAAAATATTACCTCGTTCTGTAGCTTGTTCTAATAATGATTCTTTTAAATTTGTATCTGCATAATAACTTAATACATCACCAACATATGCAGCCATTTCCATAAGTATCATTCCTGGAGACGATTCATTAAAATCTGTATATGAATTAGGAAAATATTGTTTTGTAAAATTTATTAAATTTCGTCGAAATTGTCCGAAATCTTTACCTAAATATGATATATCTTTTTTATTTTCCATAATAATTTAAATTTTAATTTATTTAACTACCTTCACTACTAATCTCTAAATTCCCAGATTCGTTTGCTAAAATTGTAATTGTTTTAGTACTAAAACCAGAAACACTTACTGATAATGTTATTTTAATATCATGTAATAAATTATGATCGTCTACTGGTGTTAGTATTTCTAAATTTTCAATATTAATATATGGTAACCAATAATTTATTGCCGATGTTAATGTTTCTTCTATATCGATTTTAATTTCATCATAACTTGGTTGAAATAAAATATATAATAAATCAGTACCAAATCTAGGCTGTTCATACCGTTCACCTTTTCTTGTTAACAATAAATTTTTAAGGTTAGCAACTGCTTGATCGTCAGTTAAATATAATGGTTTAAATATAGAATCGGTACTGAATATAGAATCAACTCCTAATACGATATCCGGATTAGTTGTTTGTTCTGTAACAGTTTCTATTTTATATCCCATTATTTACCTTTCTTTTTATCTATTGCTTTCATTAATGCAGAATAATCTTTTGTTAATGCTTTAGCTACCATCGGATCAACTTTCATGGTTTTTCCTGTTTCTGGGTCTTCCATTACAGCTGGCGCTGAATTTTGACGCATCATTCCGAATCCCTGTGCGTCTCTAGATGTAAATGATAAATCATTATAATTTTCATTCATTATATTAGCATAGTCACTAACAGTATTAGTTTCATGAGCAATTTCTGTTTCGTTTAGAATATTAGCAAAACTAGTTTTTTTAAACCTAGGTTTTTTCTTAATTGATTTTTTAGGTAAAACTGTTTCTTCTTGCAATTTTTCTTTTTTCAGTTCATTTACAGTCGACTGTAACCCTTCTTTTAAAATTTCAGATAATTCTTGTTTTATTACGTTACGTACTTCTTCTCGAATCGTTTTCTTTAAAAATGTAAAAAATTTTTGTTGTTCCATAATTATTCTATTTTATAATAAATATTATTGTTAGTAATTTATAGCCCTAGGCCATTCGGAATCAGAAATCTTTGGCCCATAAATTTTATTTTGTGTATTATCTACGTAATAATCTCCACGTAATCCAATAGCATCAGCCGGCGTACCACCTTTATTAATATCATTATTTACAATTGTTCTACTAGGAGCTTCAATTAAATTTTCCATTAACGATCGTTGTTGATTTACTAAGTCATCTACTTTTATTAATCTATCTATATTATCATCTTTTGAAGTATTTAATTTTGAATGCCACTCCGTAGTTATGTCATCACCATATTTTGATATTATATCAGAGTCTAAATCTAATTCTTTTAATATTTCTAAATCAATTGCATCTTTTAATTTTTGATTAACCACAAAAACATCTTTACTATTAACACAAATTTGACTTAAAATCTGGATTCCTTGTATTAACAACATTGACGTAGCTTCAATAGCCGCAGAAAATGTTGTTAATATTAATGAAATTTGTTTTAATGCATTTTTTGCATTTGCTATTAATTCATTTTGTACTTGAACTGCTTCATTAGCTGCTGGTGGAGTTGGTAATGGTACTACTAATAGTAAATTTTTTATAGTGCTACCTATAGATATTCCAATTCGTAATGCAGTAACTATAACATTTAATATTTTTAATATATCTCGTAGTTTATCTATAAGATCTAATATATTATTTAATTTTTTCTTAATATTAATAACTCTAAGATCATCACAAGAAATGTCGTCTGGAAGTTTTATACAATCAGATACTACTTCATTAGCTAATTTTGTTAATTGGGTTTTTACTTTACCTAATAAAGGAGGAATTTTGTTTACTGCTATTCCTGGCAATGCTGTTAGTGCGTCAAATGGTGGTGATACTGCCATAATTAATCCTTAGTTATAAAGTATTTTCTACTTTTTAGTGTTGATAATTTTTGAACTGCATTTATTATTTCAGGTCCTCCATTAGCTACACAAGGAGCTCCACCCGGAGCAGTATATCCTGAAATTAATGCGTTGACTAAGTGATTTATAATTTCTATTAAAACATCAGTATTAGCAATACCTATACTAGCCTGATCACTTCCTATCTTAACTATAGGAGAATTTAAAATTATAGACTTAGGAGAATCTGCAATAAATTCTGTTGTTTTGGATTTTAAAATAATACGATCTGCTGTTCCGATTAATTGAGACTTATTAAAATTTGACTCTTTTAAATTTTTAGATCCTTTAATTTCTATTGGTAATTTTTGAGTACTAGTTAAATATATACTAGAATCATCGTTTAATGATTCAACTATAAACTCTTTTTTTTGTTTATTTTTACGGCCATTTGATAATAAAATTAAAGGATCTCCTGCAGTATCTCCCGTCCACGTAGGCCCAAACGAATAATTATTGAGAGGCGGTTTTATATTAATAGTACTTCCAAACCGGATACTACTACCCCATCGACTTTCAATTAATAAATCTCCTCTAAATGGTTGAAGTGGAGATATTCTTTTAGTTTTAACTACATCGATAAATTCAGTATCTCTATCTTCGCCATTAGTAACCATTGGTAATTGTTGATCACATATTGATGATTGTATATTAACCACCGGAGTATAATACCACTGATACCCGGCTTTGGTTTTTTTAGTAACATTACTTTCTCCCTGGAATACTAAAACAGTTTCTCCTATTATAGGAATTTGTTTTATATTATTATTCATTGGAATAACATTCAGAATAGGCTTAACATCAGTGTCTTGTTGAACAAGTACGTCAATTGCAAATAATTGAGATGTAGATAATTCATCCCATTTATATGTATCTTTTGTTGTAGTTTTATTAACTACTTCAGCATGATAAAATTCAATCATTAGAATCCTTAAGTTTACTCTTAGCAGTTTCTATTTTAGTTTGAAAGTTTTTTTCTTCTTGTTCAATTGAGTCTAACTCTAATTCTAGTTCACTAGTTACAGTGTCATCAGCTATTTGTAATAATTGCTTCTTTTCTTCATCACTTAATAAGCTATCAGATCCTACGATTGTCTGTTTTGTTGAAATATATCTTTGTACGATAGCAGTTAATTTTACTAAATGATCATCATTTTTAACTGAAACTTCTAAATATTCTTTAATTAATGGCACTATAATAGTAGCATCAGATGAACTTTTTATTAGTGGTTGTAATTGTGATATCAATTGATTTATTTGTCTAGATGTTCTTTTTGAATTATGATATACATCTGACATTAAATCTGAAAATGAAACTCCTTTAAATATTTCTTCATTATTGTCCATAATATGATACTTTAAATATAAATATCAAAATGGCAATTTTATGAATTCTGTTCGTTCATATTCTTTAAATTTAGTTTCATATATACTTTTTAATGTTTTTATAACGCGCGTTATATTATTAGTTTGTAACCCGGTTCTTTCTCTTATAAAAACATATAAAGCTTTTTTATTAAATTCTTCGATATTTTCTCTGGTTTCAAAAATATATAATACAGAGTCTGCAACATGTATATCTATAGGATTAGTAAATATATGATTAAGATTATTTTGACAATACTCAATATATGCATCCATGAAATATTTTAATGTTAATCTCATTTCATCATTATGAAGTTCAATTAATACATTTCTACTTTCATCTATATTAATAGGCTCTGATTTTTGTTTTAATTTAACATATGCTTTTTGATTTTCTGCTATTAAATAATTAAAAGAAGACCTCGTATAATATGAATATGCCTTTCCATTTTCAGGATTAAATTTATCTAGCCTAGCAGTTAAATATGTTACTAAATCAGTTTGTAAATCTTTAAAATTCGATCGAATATATCCAGGTTTCATTTTGTTTATAAGATTTTCAGCTAATTTCATAAGTGCTGGATAAACGAATCTTCTATAGATACGTTCACGTAATGCAGGATTATCTACAGTATTATTATATGCGGTGATAGATAATTCTGTTATTTTTGTCCAATATCTATTACTCTTCTTTTTTCTCCGGGGCATCAAAATCTCCTTTTAATTCATCAATAACTTGTTTTAACATTTGAAATGTAGTTCCTGCTTCATCTTCTGATTCAAATGCACCTAATTGGTCAATTTGTTTCATATTATCATATGCTCGTTGTATTTTAGCATACATAAAAATATTAGTTTTCTCTACATCTATATAATAATCTTCTATATCTGCTAATAATCCAGCTAATATATAAGCTCTATAACCCATATATCCGGCGGCGCTTGCAAATATAATACATAAAATAATTAATAATATCATGATTTATCTTCTTTAAATGAACTAAAAATATCTGAAATTGATTCTTTTATATTTGGATTTGATTCTGCTAAATTCTTTAAGGCATTAGATTTAGTAGTTTTAGATTTTTCAGAAGTTTTAATTGGAGCTCCATTTTTATAATTTCTCCATCGTTCATATTCAATTTGTGCAGCCATATGATCTGCATGATGAAGAATTATTGGTAAATTTGTTTTTAATTTAGCTTGTGATGATCTAGAAATAAAGTATGGCTTATTAGCATCATCATATATACCATCATGAATTTTAATAGCTTGATATTCATTCCAAGACATATTCACATTATATTTATGAAGTAAAAATAGTGATAAATCTGGTACCATAGTAAATGGAATCTTTTCATTATGTTTATAAAGTCTTCCCATATTTTTACGATGCC